CCTGCAACGGGCATTTCTTCTGGTTCTTCATCTGGTAAATCAGTATCCATTCCAAAATCTTCTTCACCGTCGTCACCACCTAAATCGTCACCACCTAGATCACCGCCTAAATCGTCACCACCTAGGTCAGCATCCATGCCACTTCCGCCAAACGCATCAGCGGCCATTCCACCTTGACCAGTGATACTGTTCAATGCAGATTTTAATGTAGCTTGACTTTGTGATAATGCAGCCTGCAATGAAGTTAATGCTTCTGTTGTTTGTGATGTGAATTGTTCAGCTTCATTGACACCAATTTCACTTTGAATGCTGTCAGATAATGCCGGTAATTCTTTTACTAACATATCAGAAACTTGTTCAACCATTTTTTGAACCGTATCAACCATATCTTGTGCGGCTAATACCACTTGGCTCTTTTCAACTTCTTCGTTTTCTACAACGATGCGTGGTTGGGGCATTAAGCGTAATTGGTTAAAACGATCGGCTAATGCTTGTTCCATAAATACTAGCTTCATATATGAAGGGCTAGTTTGGCTTTGATAAAAATCAGCAGATGATTTAGTTTCGCTAATCAATCCACGTACTTTTTTAAGCATACTGGAAGTTTCAGTCATATTCATTCTTTTTGTATTAAAAGGTAATGAATAGGTTTCGTTCAATGCTTTAGCACCGATTGAGATTTTTTTGTTGTCAAATTCTGTAAGTTTCATAGGTTTTATTCCAAGACTAATATAAAGTATTTATCTTTTTTGTTTCAATGTTCGGGTTTTCTGTTAAATCTTTGTGTCTGCCATTTCTTAGAATCATTAATATATCTGTATAATTCATCTGTAAACTGCTTTTTTTTCATCTTATCTTCGCTCAGTTTAGCTAAAAATATCAATTTATCATTGGAATCTTTGGTGTTTTTAAATATTTTAGTATGTAATGATATATCTACTTCCAAACCACTTAATAACCTATCCAATTGCAAAATCCGACGAGCTTGATATACCATATTTCTCTTATCAAAAGTACACCACGCTACAGCGTGTTTTAGCGTATAAAAACAACATTCAGTATGAGTAGTACGCATAGTAACAATATATTCATTTTGTTTATTTTTACTAATAGTGTATGCATTAAACAACTCATAGCTTCCGTCAGGGTTTTGAAATATTATTACATCTTCTAGACCTACTAACAATTCAGATTGTATTAGTCTTTCTAGCTGTTTTTCCGGGCTGTTTCGTTTAACCATAATTGACTACCTTAAAATATATATTTCTAAGTTCCGGACTAGTATCTAAAAATGCAGGTAATTTATTCCATTCTGTACCGCATTTTATCATAGGCACATTGTCACAATCACTATACAATGATCCAATCTCATTTATACCATCATTGAATACACTAGGGTGTTGTATATCAAAATCAAAGGTCCAGCAATCATAAACTTCATCATCTATCTGTTCAAATAAAAATCCAAAGTCAAAGTCGTCAAATATTATCTTTTTCTTTTCAGGCATACGTGATATTTCAGGTTGACTACGTAATGATATAGCTTGTAATATAGTATCAAAATTACATTGTGTATTTCGCTTATACAACCAACTAGTTATTTCTTCGTCTTCTACGGGACGGTGGCGGTTTACTACTCCAGTGGGTGTAATATCAAATAGTGTGTAACAAGTAATTCTAAAGCTCATAGTACTATTTAATAGAGGTAAAAAAACCCGAGAATTTCTCGGGTCCTTTTATTCAAGTTAAAGATTAACCTGTGAATGTTGCAGAAGCGGCAACTGTACAAGCTTCAACAGCGGCTGTAATAGCTGTGTCTAAAGTTGCGTCAGTCCATGCACCGACTGGGTAAACAGCCATAGCTAATGTATCATTAGTGTCATCTGTATACTCATACATATAAATTGTTGCCAATTGCTGAACAGTTTGAACTGCTGTGTTCAATTGTGTTGTTGTCAATGCACCTGTGAAAGTGATTGTGAAGAAGTCCAATTTTGGACCTTGTGGTTGAACTGTTGCCGCTGAAGTAACAGCATTAACACCAGAGTTAGTGTAAGCTGAACTGTCATAGTTCATTACTGGTTGATAGTCACCGTTTGTGCGTGTAAATTGTGCCATGATAAAATTCCTTTAAGTTTGTGAGCATATAGCTCTACTCTTATTTATGCCTGGAACAAAAAAATCCAGGATTTGGGCTTATCTTGCGGCTAAATTTTGGCGTGAAAAACCCATTCTATCAATGAATTTTAAGCCATTTGACACAAAACCCTCGTGTGTCTCAGTTCCGTCTTGTAAATAACCCTTGACCGGGCTAACTTCTGCGGCCTTATTAAGCTGACCGACTATGGACATTTTTAATTTATACATCTCTGCCCAGATAGTAAAAGCTCCTACTATAGCATCTTTATTTTGATTAAGATATTCTGTAATCTTGGCTTTCATTCTGTCTGTCATTGGTCTCGCTTCTACAAAATCCATAAATCCACTAGCTAAATTATTTAAATCACCCGCAACAATCTTTTTATTAATATATACTGTAAATAATTGATTGAAAGTATTACGAGCCTGAGGTGCGTTGTCCATCATTTGATCTACCGCAGGGCCATATTTCTTAATAGCATTTTGAACATTTTTTGCTAATGCTGTATCTAACTTAATTGCAGGGGCAGTTGGCATAGCACTAGGTACAATAGCTACATCGCTATTATTTTTTAATTGTCCTATAGTGCCATCTAAACTAGTAGCATAATCTGTACTAGGGCTATCCGGAGCGATATGTTGATGAACCGCCAATCCTGCACGTTTATTGCTTATTAATTTACCTAAATCGCTACTAGCATTTACTTTATATGTAATCCCATTAGGATTAGCTCTAAAAACATATGTTCCATTTTGATCTTTGAGTGGCTCTCTGAATAACAAATCACCCCAGTAGTAACCCTTAGCCCCGTTACTAGCTTTTTCTAAGCCAGGCCACACTTCAGCAATAATAGGCCATAAATTATCACGCTCAACACCTCGGGAAATATCATACTCTTTAAACTGTTCAGGGCTAAATATTTGCCGCCCAGTTAAGTCCTTTTTATTGAACATATGTTTGTCCATAATACTGAACTTACCTGAACTATTACGTCCAAATATCAATGCAGGATATCCATCCCATTTAATAGTAACAGTCTTTGGATTCTTTGCTGTTGCAATAGCAGACTGCAACGCACGGGTAGCACCGGCACTTCCACCTAAAAAGATTAAATCTTCAGGATGGTCTAGGTGACCTTTATCTTCTTGTATAGATAATTTGTCTAGTTTGGTTTTAAGTAATGATAATGTTTCCGATAAATTCATAGTTGTTCTTTATCACTATTATTCTTTTTTAATGACTTTGCAAACTTATCCTGATCACGTGATTTGATGGCACCTAATAGCTTTCTTTCTAAGATTTGAGCCTGTTCAGCAGTATAGTTTCTATTAATCATTTCTAATAGATTAATAGCACTAGTAATGATGTTGTGGGCCCTACTCTCAATAACGTGACTAGTATCACGGTTATTTCCGATTGCTTCTAATTCCTGCAACAGGCTACGAGTTTGTTTTTGCATTTTGGTTAATTCCTAATAGTATTTATCTATTTTACGGTTTTATTTCTTTAAACTATTAAGTAAACTTTTAAGTTTTGAACCCTGTACATCTACTACAATCTTCTTATTTTCAGGTTCTAATATTTCACCCGTAGTTTGATCAATAATAGGTTCTGTTGATTGCAATGTAGATTGTGGTTTTAACTGACTCATAATCTGATTTGCGCTAGGTTGTGGCCTATAACTATCTTCTCCATCTCCACCCGAATCACTAATTCGCATAGTTTCTACATTATAATCTAAATCAATCTTTTGTCCTACACCCGTTGAACTACGACTTTTCATACATTGAATTTGATACTTGCCTCGCTCACGCATACTACGACTAGTGAAGATACCAAACACGTTGTCTGCTGTATTAATCTTACTGATACCCCCTGCAATGTGACTGTGATCAAACTCAATCTCATCAACTGCTGTACGATTCAACTGACTAGCTGTCACCATCAGAATACCCATCTCTTTTGCTAAATTACGCAATTCCTCAGCAACATACTTGTCTTTAATAAACTGGTCGTTGGGATTGACTTTAACAGATACAGGCATAACAAGATCCAAATAGTCAATCATCACAAAGTCAATCTTAATACTTGTTTGAATCTGTACTTCTTTTAAATACGCTCTGATATCATTTACGTTGCTTTGTGCAGGTAATGCCTTAACACGATATTGTCCTGACTTCTTACCTACCATCTTAACTTTAAGCTCAGTTGAACCAATGTCTCTACGAATATCTTTTGTACCCATATTAGTCAACATAGCATCTGTACGCAAACTAGTTAATTCTTCACTCAGTTCTAGTGTAACATAAACACCACTCATTCCTGTTTGCAACCAATTCAATGCAATGTTCATCATAACCAATGATTTACCTGATCCAGAACCACCTGCAAAAATATTCAATTCACCACGACTAAAGCCACCATACAAGATTCTATCAAGTTGAGGCCAGCCTGTACTAACTTGCCCACCACTATTAAAGTATTTGTTGATACGTCCTGCAGGATCTAAAAAGTAATCTGTACCCATATCTTTTTGTAAACTAATCTGTACTGCATCTTTGATTAGTTTTTCGACTGGTTCAAACTCACCTTTCTCTAACAAATCGGCTGATTTAAGAATAGCTCGTTCTAGCTCTTGTCTTTTAGTAAATGATTCAAATTCTTCAAAGAACCAATCATAATGACCTTGTACTAATTCAGGAATCACTTCAATGGTTTGACCAGTGATTGCTTTAATCTGTGTGCTATCCGGCAATACACTATATTTTGTGGTGTGTTCTTTAAACAATTCTGCTACAGGACGCAAACTCTTATCAAAGTTCTCAGCGTTCATAATGTTCATAACTCTGGTATAAAGTTCCGCATTAGTAATCATCATCTGCAAAAACAACTTTTGCATCTCAACCGTATATTCTTTATTATTAGATTGTTTTCTCAATTTTCTTCCTCTGCATTTCTATTTTTATTTTACTCATTGTAGCACTTTGTAAGATGCTTAAGAGAGTGGACAACTTACCATATCGTATTACCGCATCATTAACATCCTTAATACCCGATTCCCAATTAGGTAAGCTAACACTATATCCCAATTCTAAAGCTCTATCACATATTTTTAATCCTGTCTTATCTCTATCCGGCACAACAATAATTTGTTTATTCAATGAGGATAACAGTTGTGCTTGTTCATTACTTATATCATCGTGCATAATAGCAACACCATCAATACTTAATGCATCAAATATACCTTCTGTTAAAATACATACTTGCCATTCAGGCTTCTGTATATCAATATTGAAGACATATCCAGGTTGTTGTTCGTTAATATACTTTGGTATTTTATTGTCTAAGAATCTGCTAGTGTGACCAACGATTTTATTCTTATATGTATAGGGGATGATTATTCTATTTGCGTAACGACCTTTTAGATCAGGTGTTATTAAGAACGGATACTCATTATAATTTATCCCCCTAGACTCTACATAATCAATATATACTTTGTGCAATGGATTATTTCCATCTAACATTTCACCTTCAGGTAATATGTGATCCTTAAACTTTATTTTTACTTTTTGTTTTTTCTGTATTACTATATCAAGTAAATCTTTTTGTTGTAGACTTTCTAAACTCCATTTGCCTATTTGAGTATCATCAATGCCACACCATAGCAACAACTGTTTTGTTTTATAACTTATACTTCGACCTAATACAAAGTTACATTTGTACCCACAATTAAAGCAATGCATTGACCAGTTAGTTTGTCCGTCAAACTTTATACCACCACGCATTCTACGATCAGGTTTATGCCCAAGATGGCTACAACAAATAGCATTAAAGCTATGCCAGCCACTAGTTGTTGTTTTCTTTTTGCCGGGAATTATGGATAAAATATCAAACATTAGTAGTAGTATAACATATACTAACTAAGATATCAACAGCTATGGTTATGTTATCTTGCCAATATATTAGTTACAAATCCTGCATTGCTTTCAAATTGCATTCTGATATAAGGGTGATATCCTTCAACCACATAACCTTTTGTATCGGTTACTACTTCATATGTATCTGTAAAGATCGGATACCAATCCCCATCAACAATAGTAGAACCCTCAATAGCAATATTTCCATAATAATCACTATATTGGGCTTGTAATGTCAGTATAGGATTATTGTTAGTTGAAATCACACTGGTATAATATATTAAATTGCTATCGCTATTGCCATTTGAATTGTTATTAGGGAACGCTTGACCTGTAGGAATTGTCACGGGTTCAGAAGGAATAAAGCTAGGTAATACACTATTAACAATATTCATATCACCACGAGCACCTGCATTTTGATCCACAAACACAGGATAATCAAATTCTCCTACAGGGATTTCTAAAGAGTAATAGCATTTTTGCGTATCAATATTTTCAATGTCAGCAGGACCCAAAATTAATGCGGCAATACCCGTTGCAGGTAACTGTAAAGTCAATGCCTTTTGTAATAATATCGCACCACCCGTATAGTTGATAAGTCTGCAAGTAATAGATTTGCCCGTGATATCAACTGGTTTTTGTTGCTGATTAAGAAACTGAAACTGTATTTGATTGTCTACACCTTTGTGTAGGGTCAATGGCTTGGCGTACTGAGGCATATAACTCCTTGGCGAATATCCTGATAATAGTACAACGATTTGTCGTTGTGTATAAATGAAAACTTGGGTTGAGTACACAAATGTAATCTCCTATTGTGTATTTAGTCATCCATATATATTAATTTATTAATGGTTTGGAACGGGCGATAAATATATCCGAGACTATAATTTTTAATGATACAAAACGAGTTTTTTAAACGCCTAGGCGAAAATCACCCCTTCATAACCATTTGTTCCTACGCAAATCAGGATTATGTAGGAATTGTCCAAAACAGGGACGATATAGTCACCACTATATATGATTACGGATCTATTATAGATAACACTATCAAAGAAAAGTTCTTAGAACTAGGTGATATTTGGTGGTGGGAATCTAATAGATTAATTCCTATCAATCTATTTTTAAAAGATGAATGGGGTATCTTTAAACCCTATTTGAGAACATTTAATAACAAAAGTCTCACAATAATACACGGTCCTGTATGTAGTATACTTGAACTAAACAAACGTAGAAGTAAACGCCGTAGTATTACTCTAGTAAAACGATTATCCTAATAAGTTCATATGTACCACAACAAGTTGACTGTAAGCTAGACTATGACTTTTTTTAAATACATACCCATCAGTTCCTTTATCCCATACTGTTTTTGCAACATCTGTCCATCGTTCCCCAATCAAATGCTTCTTACCGGGACGAATAACAGCTAGAAACATAGCTAGTCTAGGAATACTATCTACAGGCTCTGGCATCTTTTGTAAATTATAAAACTGATTATTCAAGTGGATCAATTTCTCTACAAATACTGGATCTTTTAAGTTACTCCAATTGGGTTCACGCATCAATTCAATTAGATGCATTTCATCACGCACCTGACTGTACACGTGGACATTTAACAGGTCTAACTTAAAATATCCACGTTTCTCTGCAACTGTGTAATCGATGCTTGCCATATTATTAACTGGATCATATGGTATGTCAGTAACATATACACCTGTAGCGTGTTTACGCATAGGTTTTACATTGCGCATTGCAGCCGAGGTATGTTTAATAAGTTTTAATAACTTATCTCTATCACCAAAATCTATATCAATATCTGAATCTATTTTCATCTCGGGGGTGCTATCAATTCTGCTTTAATTAATTTAGTATACGCTTTTTGCACTACAATAGCTTGTCTTTCGGCATCTTCTACCGCTTTGTGACTAGTTACGTGTCCCCCATCTTTAAGACTTACTCCGGTTATCTCATACAAGGTACGTGTATCTCTGACTGTGTAGAAGGGCCATGGGGTACGCATTTCAAGGTTTCTCCAGGCCGACTCTGCCACAACCACGTCAAATGATGCACCATTGCTCCAAACAGCACGGCGATTCCAACAAAACTTATAAAGTATTTCCATACACTCTCTAAACGGAATTCTGCCATTTTCTCCCATAGCTTCTTCAAGTGCTTCGGGACTTTGCTCACTCCACCAACGTAATGTATCTTCATTGATACTCCTATTGTATATTTCTGTCTGTTCTTCAATCGTAGGTCGCAACTCTAATCGCTCAATAACCCCGCTGCCTTTAGGATCAAATCTTACTGCACCAATGGTTAGTATAACACAATCAGGACTTGTGTCAAGCGTTTCCATATCAATCATTATATCTTGTGCCATATTATGCCTGTAGTGTTTTCCAAATATATTTCTTCTCTAAATAGTCCTGAAACTTTAGTGCTTCATCTTCATTATTAAATGCCACACCCCTAATCTCATACATATCCTCTAGGTATCTAGCATAGTCTCCATTAACATCTTGCGCCCAAGTGTTTAATGTAATCCACATAATATCAAGTTCATCTTTCACTATTGATATGCTAATGCCAACTTCATCACTACCAACATCTTCAAACAATACATCCAATAGTTTTTTCTTGGTGCTGAACTCTTTAATGTTCTTCCATTTAGGCCATGATAACATAAATTTGTTATTTTGTAAAGGGGTTATGGGAAAGGGTGTGTTGTTCATTGGAATTTTAATAAAAATATTAGGTATTTCTTTTCGTCAACAATCTCATAACCATCTGTTATGTTACCATTAACTATGTTCATCTTTAAGCCATATTGTCCAGTAAGGTAATCTTCAAAGTCATATGCATCAAACTCTTTATTCTGTGCCATATATTCTTTACGCACAAGTTTTAATGCCGCCCAGTAGTCCCATCGTTTTTTACGAAAATGCAATTGTGGATCATCGTCATCGTAGTCTTGTATTTGCGGAATTGTAGCCATCAACTCCACCTCAATGTAAATAGAATGTAATCTTTTTCATATCTAAACTTAAAGCTAACTATGTCATCATCAGTTACACACCACCTACAATGTCGTTCGTGTTTGCCAATATTACTTTCTAACCATTTAATTATTTCATTATATTTGTCAAGATGTTTAGCACGTATTGAACATTCATACCAACCGGGTTTAGTATTTTCCCATCCTGCATCATAATCATAATGTTCATATATCATTGCCATCGTAAGATGAACCACTCAGCAT